ACCACTAAAAAAGGCTTGCTTTGAGGTTCATGGCGAACAGCACTATAAGTTTGTTCCATTTTATCATAATAATGTATTAAACTTTCTTAAGGCTCAAAAGAGAGACAAAGAAAAAAAAGAATGGTGTGAATTAAATAATATTAAGTATATAGTATTAGACTATAACGAATTAGCAGACGTATGGCTGGAAAGGATAAAAAATGGTTAAAACATCAAAAGAAGAAATCAAATATTGGGATGATGTTCTAGATGAATATGAACTGTCTATCGGATTACCGTCTTACAAAGATGATAGTATGTCATCGGAAGAATTAAATGGATATCTAACCATGAATAGAGATGTTCTTGAAAAACTAGGTCCAGAAGATTGTGCTCAAATAGCATATAGATTAGCACAGTATTCCTTTCATATTCAAAGAACAATTAATAGAGAATTAGCCAGATATAATTGGGCAGAAGAAACTATTAGGGAGACTATTGCTGACGAAATTAATAATTATAAAGGTTATGGATACGTTGAAAAGGCTGGTCAAGCTATTAAACATAATGACAAAGCTCAATCTTTGAATAGTATAAAGAAATATGCTAAACAAAGGAGCGATAGATTGTCCTATTTAGCTAATGGTATAAAAAATTTATCAGACATTATATTATCGGTACAAAAAACAAAGGTGAAGCATGGCTCTTGATAATGATGATATTCAGCAGCTAATAACTCTGCTACAAAAATTAGTTGTTAATAGTTCAGACAATAGTACTGATGAGCCTGTTGTTAAAAAAACTAGAAAACCTAAAACCAAAAACAAGAATACTTCACAGCCTACCAAAAAGAAATTTATCAATAAGTTCAATGATATGCCAGAAATGAATATGTTTAAGGAAGATGTTGCTATTGATAAAAAACTACAGAAGGGTCCACCAACACCAAGAAACAGGCCGTTTTCTTTTGTAAAAGTTCAGTGTCGTGTTTGTGGAAAAAGTGATGAGGTTCCAGAAACTTTGGTTGAGACTATTGATAGATACAAGTGCAATAAGTGTGCGACAGGAGCAGGCTGATGATTTTATGTGATTCCGCAGCAGAAAGAGCTGTTTTAGCTGGTATTTGTACATATGGTGATAGTGCATATTTGGATGTTGCCGATATATTGCAGGATTCTTCTTTTACTATTGATAGCAATGCTATTATTTTTAAGTGTTTAAGAACATTATGCGAAAGACAACAAGCAAAAATTGATATTGCTTCTATTTATTCTGTAGCACAAGAACTTGAACTTTCTCATATTCTATCTAAAAAAGAAGAGGCTCAACATCTCAAGGCTATAATGGATTTTCCAGTTAGTCTAGAGAATGTAAGAAAATTTGCAGCTAAAATTAGAAAGCTGGAAATTGCCAGACTACTAAGAAAACAACTAGAGAATACTCAAGATAAGATATTAGAGGTTACTGGTAATGAACCCATATCTTCTATCATCGGTATTGCTGAAGATAGTATTTTTAATTTTACTTCATTGCTTAATGATAGTGATAGCGGTCCAGAACAAATTGGATCGTCACTAGATGAATATATTAAACAACTAGAAGAAAATAAAATTGATCAAGTTGGTATTCCTACTGGATTCCCCATTTATGATCAAGCTATTGGTGGAGGCTTAAGAAAAGGAACTATTAATGTTATTGGAGCAAGACCCAAAACTGGTAAAACACTATTATCAGATAATATGGGTAAGAATATAGCTGCTCTAGGTATTCCTGTTTTAAACATGGATACTGAAATGAATAAAGAAGACCATATTCATAGACTTTTAGCTATGATGACAGAGATAGAAATTAATGCTATTGAAACTGGTAAATTTGCAGAATCGCCAGATAAAAAGAATAAAATATCAAAAGCTGTTGAAATACTAAAAGATACAAAGCTATATCATAAAAGTATTGCTGGCAAGCCATTTGAAGATCAACTAGCCATTATGCGTAGGTGGTTAGTTAAAGAAGTAGGATTAAACGACGATGGTACAGCTAAGGATTGTGTCATTTTTTATGATTATCTCAAGCTTATGGATAGTGCTGGTATGAATCAGGATCTGAAAGAGTATCAGGTTTTAGGCTTTATGATGACCAGTTTACATAACTTTGCTGTGAGATACAAGGTTCCTATTGTGGCTTTCATACAGTTGAATAGAGATGGTATCACAAAGGAAAGCACAGACTCTGCAAGTGGTTCTGACAGAATCATTTGGTTGTGTAGTAACTTTAGTATCTTTAAGCGTAAGAGCGACGAAGAAATAGCAGAAGATGGATCAGAAAATGGAAACAGAAAACTATTGCCACTTATTAGTCGGCATGGTGGTGGTTTGGACGATAATGACTATATTAATTGTAACATGAAGGGCTGGTGTGCTAAAATTATAGAAGGTAAAACACACCTAGAAATTAAAAATAATCTTAAATCTAGTGACGAAGGTTTTATTGTAGATGATGAAGACAATGACCAAATCCCGTTTGAATGATCAGTTAAAATTAAAGATAGTCTGTGATGAAGTGTGTGATAATATTGAATCACTATTATCAATATTGAATCTAGATTATAAGTTTAATTATAAGATGATCACAATGGCCTGTCCCATTCACGGTGGAGATAATATCTCTGCACTTAATCTATATCCAGAGGGCGAAAGCTATCGTGGTAATTGGAAGTGTAGAACTCATGGATGTGAAAAAACATTTAAAGGTTCAGTAATAGGTTTTATTAGAGGAGTATTATCGAGTCAAAAATATGGCTGGGAAAAACCAGGAGATGATACCTGTTCTTTTCAAGAAGCTGTAAACTTTGCTACAAGTTTTATTAATAAAGATATTAGTGACATCAAAATATCTAAAATAGATAGAGAAAAGAAACAATTTACAAGCGTTATAAATTATTTGCAACCAGACAATACTCCTCAACAACACGAGATAACACGCAAGCAGATTGTTAAATCTTTAAGTATTCCAGCACAGTATTATCTAGACAGAAATTACTCATCGGATATTCTAGTAAAATATGATGTTGGTTTGTGCGATAAAATTGGTAAAGAAATGTATAATAGAATAGTGGTACCAATATATAATATGGAATATACCCATATGGTTGGTTGTACCGGCAGAAGCATTTTTGAAAAATGTTCACAATGTAAAGGCCACCACAGCCCAACAGATTCTTGTCCAACACCAGATGATATATGGAAGCACTGCAAATGGAAACACAATTATGAGTTCAAAAGCCAAAACCACCTATATAATTTCTGGTTTGCTAAAGAATTCATACTAAAAACACACACAGCTATTATAGTAGAAAGTCCGGGAAATGTTTGGAGACTAGAAGAAAGCGGTATTCACAATAGTGTGGGTATTTTTGGATCTTCCCTAAGCGATAGACAAAAGATATTATTAGACTCGTCTGGCGCTATGAATCTGATTATATTAACTGATAATGATGAGGCTGGTCGTAAAGCAGCAGAACAGATTAAAGCCAAATGTCAAAACACATACAGAATATTTATACCACAAATCAATAAGTCAGATATTGGTGAAATGACCGTGGAAGAAATTAATAAAGAAATTAAACCATATTTAGAAAGTATAGTATGACTCAGATTATTGCTTTTGCTGGACGTAAACAGTCTGGTAAAACCACCTGTTCAGAATTTGTTACTAAATATCTGAATCGTACGGTGAAGCCATTCAATAGTACCAAAATATATAATTTTGCTGATCCTCTAAAAAAAGATATTTGTATGAATATTTTAAACATGAGTGAACAACAATGTTATGGAACAGATGATGATAAGAATACTACAACAGAGTGTTATCTTGATGGTAAACAACTAACAGCCAGAGAAGTAATGCAATATGTTGGCACTAACTTTTTTCGTAAGATGAAACACGATGTTTGGTCTTCTGCTACTATTAACAAGATTAAGCTAGAAAATCCCGGCTTTGCTATTATTGCAGATTGTAGGTTTCCTAATGAGGTTGAGGCGATACGAAATGCTGGTGGTTTAATTATTAAGCTTACCAGAAATCCATATCATTCTGATCACGAGAGCGAAATAGCATTAGACCCTCAGAACTATGATCATAATAATTTTGATCTAGTAGTGGATAATGCAAAGATGTCTATACCAGAACAAAATCTTGTGATTCAAACATTTCTACAACAAAAAGGTTTTATTTAATGATTATTACTTATCTAAGGAGTAGTTCATACGGCACCCACTCAATGTGTGCTCAACAATATTTTCTTGAGTATAATCTTGGAATAAGATCTCCATCTAATCAAAAGGCCGATAAAGGAACTATTGTTCATAAGGTATTAGAAATATTAGCCTATATTAAACTGTCTATTCAAAATAATGAAAAACATTATAATGATGATATTGTTGGTAAAATTAGTGTGGACAAATATAGTATAGACAAGATTACTGAAAGGGTTTATAATCATTATTCTGGTCAGTTTAAACATCACAATTGGACACCTAAAGATTTTAAAGATTGCCGCCTGTGGGTGGATAAAGCGATAACAGAACACAATGCCACCTTCGATCCACGAAATAGGGAGATACTCCAACCAGAACAGCGTTTTGATATTGTTATCAACAAACCTTGGGCTTATTATAAGTATCAAACCAAAAATGAAAATCTAGAGGGCTATTTGGCCATTAAAGGAACCATAGATTTAATCACTAAGGTTAATGATAATACTATCGAGATAGTGGACTGGAAAACTGGTCGCAGATTAGATTGGGCCACTGGTCAAGAAAAAACATTAGCTAAATTACAAAACGATCCTCAACTCAGAATATATCATTATGCTGTAAGCCAATTATATCCAGATATGGATCATATTATGTTTACTATTAATTTTATTAATGATGGTGGTGCTTTTACGGTGTCTTATGATAAGAGCGATCTTTCAAAAACAGAGGATATGATTAGGCAAAAATTTGAAACTATTAAAAATACACAAGTACCACAACTCAACAAGAGTTGGAAATGTACAAAGTTGTGTCATTTTGGTAAAACAACATTTGAGAATAGTCATGTATTACCAATAGTCGAATATAGAGATAATCAAGTTTGTGGAAATGGTAGTACAATGACTAAGTGTGAACAAATTAAACACGACATAGAACTCAAAGGAATAGAAAACGTAGTTGACCAGTATACAGCTCCTGGTTATACTGTAGGAAAGTACAAGGCACCCGGAAGTTCAGAATGAACACGCCCTGGGTTAAAAAAGATATAAATAAGATGAAACTAGACTTTCCATTAAATTTGTTTATCGAATTATGTGAGAAGGTTGTAGCCAATAAGGAGAATATAAGAAATGGGCGTTGAGCAGCGATATGTGCCGCTACACGTCCATTCCTAAGTGAACTATGTTTTCACTTTTGGATGGACTATCAAAACCAGAACAAATTGCCCAAAGATGTAAGGAAATTGGTGCAACAGCATGTGCATTAACAGATCACGGTAATATTGCTGGTGCAATTAAATTTTATTCCGCAATGAAGCAAGCTGGAATTAAACCAATTCTAGGTTGTGAACTATATGTCTGTGATCAAGATCCTACTATACAAGAAAAAGAAAATAGAAATTTAAGTCATTTTATTGTTTTAGCAAAAAATTATAAGGGCTGGAAAGATCTTATCAAGATAGTCTCAGAGTCTAATAGACCAGACTATTATTACCATAAACCCAGATTAGATCTAAAAACTATTGGAAAATTAAATAGTGGTAATCTTCTAGCTATTACCGGCCATCTAGGTTCAACATTAGCAGATACTATTCTGGATAATTATCAGTTAAAATCTAACTGGAAAGAATTAGGCATATCCCATATCAATTATCTAAAAACTATATTCAATAGTCAAGTCTTTTTAGAAGCCCAGCTAATGGATTCAGAAGGTCTTCCTGTGCAAAAAATACTCACAGAAGCTATTAGAGAATTGGGTAAAGAAACTAATACATATGTTATATGCACCCCAGATGCTCATTATTGTAGAAAAGAAGATGCTATAGATCAAAGAATCCTACTATGTAATAATCTTAAAACTACATTTCAAGATATAAGTAGGAAAATTAGTAATGATGAAGATGTTCCGATGGGATGTTTTTTTACATCTGATAACTATCACATTCCTTCACAAGAAGAAATACGACAGTGGCATACCGAAACAGAAATAAAAAATACTAATTTTGTAGCTAATCTTATTGAAGAATTTGATATTCTTAGTAAACCACAACTGCCTCCGTTTTATTGTCCAACTGGTTTTGATCAAGATGAATATTTGAGAGAACTATGTAGGCATGGGTGGAGAGATAAAATTGCTAATAAAATTCCAAAAGAAAATCAACAGCCATATTTAGATCGTATCAAATATGAACTAGAAGTTTTGCAGGGTGCTGGGTTGTCTAGTTATTTTCTTATTGTTCAAGATATTGTAAATTATGTTAGGGCAAATAACTGGCTACCCGGACCCGGTAGAGGTAGTGCTGCTGGTTGTTTAGTATCATATTTAATTGGTATTACTAGTATTGATCCTATAAAATATAATCTATTCTTTGATAGATTTTACAATTCTGGACGAAATACAAAAGACCATATCTCCATGCCAGATATTGATGTGGACGTTCCTATTAACAAACGGGAAGAGATAATTCAATATATTAAAAATAAATATGGTCATGATAAAGTATCTCAAATGATTACCTTTAATACTATTAAGGGCAGAGGAGCATTAAAAGATGTACTAAGAGTATATGGTAATATATCTTTTGATGAAATGAATAGAATTACTAAAAATATTCCTGATGAAGCCAAGATTGCGGACGAATTACAGGAAATGAAAGAAGAAACCGGCGAAGCCTCAATTATACGTTGGGCATTAGAGAATAATGCGGACAAACTCAAAGAATGGTGCTATATTGATGACAATGGAGAATTACAAGGCCCCTTGGCAAAACGCTTTGAACAGGCTATTAGACTAGAAGGAACCAAATCAAATCAGAGCAAACACGCGGCTGGTATTTGTATTAGTTCTCAGCCTCTCAAAGAGGTTTGTCCAATGGTTTATGATTCTAAGAACGATCAATTAATCGCTGGTATGGAAATGCAAGACTTAGAAAGTATTGGTATTATCAAATTTGATATTTTAGGTATTGCATATTTAGATAAAATTATGTTAATTAAAGATCTTTTAAAAGAAGGAGTTTAATATATGGCTACCGTAAAGTTTCAAGAAGTTTCTGTTGGTGCAGAATTCACACTCGATGGTCTTAAATATAAGAAGATAGAGCCGGAAAAAGTAAGTTGCTGTAGATCAGTTATGGCTTCTCAAGCGGACAGTCCAGATGTAAAAATAACAGTATCTGCCGAACAAGAGGTTACGGTTGATGAACAGTAATAAAATTTGTGTTTTTGATTTTGAAACAGATGGTTCTAATCCTAGGGAATGTAGTCCCGTTCAAATTGCGGCTATTATGATCGATCCCATAAGATTAGAAGTAATTGATGGGTCTGAATTTAATATTAACTTTAAGCCAGAAGTTTTAGAAGGTAATGATAGCTATAAATATGAAACAGATATTTTAAGTTTTCATTCTAAGGTTCGTGGTTGTAGTCAAGAAGATATTCTAGAGTCTTGGAAAAAATTTCCAAAACAAGAACATTCTTGGAATTTATTTGTTAACTATTTAGATAAATATCATTCAAGAACATCTAAGAAAAGTCAGTTTAGTGCGCCTATAGCTGCTGGATATAATATTTATAGGTTCGACCTACCAATTATTGATAGACTTAGTGTTAAATACGGTAATGTGAATAAAGAAAATAAAACAGATTTATTCTATCCAAGAGACGTAATTGATGGTATGAATCTAGTGTTTTATTGGTTTGAAAATAATACAGACTTAAAGAATTTCACACTAGATACTGTGAGAGATTACTTTGGTTTGTCTAAAGAGGGCGCACACGATGCCCTGAAAGACGTTAAGGATACTGCTCAATTAATCATTCGTTTTATGAAGTTACATAGAACTTTGAGTCAAAAAATTCAATTTAGGAACGCATTTTTAAAAGACAATGTCTAAAAAATTTCAATATTCTTGTGGGTGTGGTTTTGATATTCTAGACGATGATAAAGATAAAAAAATTTATTTTGATTCATCTATAGAAAATATCAATTTGGATTGTTCTAGAACATGGAATCTAATATCCGATGGAAATACCAAGGGGTGTTTTCAGCTAGAGTCTAGACTCGGTCGTTCAATGGCTAAAAAATTAAAGCCAGAAAACATAGAACAACTA